ATTAAGGACCGCTCTATGTACCAAGACGCAAAACGAATCCGTAAACACCGTGCCACGCTGAGCCTGGACGACTATGAGCAAGACTTGATCAATGCTTTGGTCAACTACACCGGACTTGAGAAAGCCCAGTTACTCAGGGCACTGGCCTTTACCGAAGCTCGCGAGCTGTTGTTACCGGAGCCCATCTTAACGGCGACGTTATCTTAATCCGCCCACCTTTTGAGCAACTGAAATGCATCAGGTTGGATTTACTTGTAACGATGATGAACTGGACTTATTGGAGCAGATCCGCGATAGCCAGAAGTTGGCCACCGTAGATCAGGCAGCAGAGTGGCTTATCAAAAAAAGATTGCGACGTGTCGCTATAAAGCTTTGCGGACGCAATCGGGCTCTGTATGCGGTGCCTGTAAATAGAGAATAAGGAAATAAAGCACATGAACACTTCACTTGTCCAAGTTTTCACTGGCGAGTTTGATGGTCGCTTGCAGCAGATTTGCGATGCACGAGACCTGCATGGGTTTCTGCTGGTCGGTCGCGACTTCAGTAGTTGGATTAAAAGTCGGATTGATCACTTTGGCTTCGTTGAGGGTGAAGACTATTCCCCCGTTTTGGGGAATAGGTCGGACAGTTTGCCCGGCAAACCACGCATCGAATATCACCTCACCCTCGACATGGCGAAAGAACTCGCCATGGTCGAGAACAACGACCAAGGCCGTCAGGTTCGGCGCTACTTCATTGCCATGGAGCGCCAGGCCCGAGAAAGCCGTGGGGCCACGTACCTGACCGTCAGCCAGCAACTGGCAATCCATCGGCAGGTGCCGGTGCTACTCGGCAAGCTCAAGGCCGAGACCGCGCCAGCGGTGCGGGAGACGCTGCATGCGCAGTTGAGCCAGCACTGTCACTTACTGGCATTGCCGGTGCCGCCTCTGGACTCGATCGGCCGTTCTGTTGTGCCGCTAAAGACTGAGAGCCAGCCCGCCATTGACCATCAGGACCTGTTTGCCGGAGGTCAGCCATGAGCCTAACGCAATTCACACCAGCATCGTCATTGCGCAGGCCCAGGAAGCTGGCACTTCGGGCGGAGGTCGCCCAGGCCTTCGACAGTCTGTTGCTGGTCCATGAGCATGATCTGATTGATCTGCGCTTTGCCGTGCAGCGTGCCCATGACACGAACGACTACTCGACTGTCAGGACGATGCTGGGGGCCACCATCGAATCGCTGCAGGCGGCCCAGAACCTGTTCCAACACACGGAGCCCGCAGTAGACGCATGAGTACCTACAAGCTGGTTTGTCCGGCCTGTTATGGCCCGATGGTAATCCGCACTTCGGAAGGTCAGACGCCGTGTTTCAGGGCGCTGTACTACCAGTGCAAGAACTTCGTTTGTGGGGCTACCTACGGTGGCAGCCAGACCATCGATTACATGCTCAGCCCTTCCGGTGTGGCCAAGCCCCTGAATGTGGTGCCACAAGCGCCATCACGGGCGCGCAAGCAGGCGCTGATTGATACCAGAGCCACGGATGGCCAGCTTGATCTGTTGGACCCTTTAGATGACATGGAGCATCAACCATGAAGCACACATTGTTCACCCACGACTATCGCAGCAGCATGCAGCGCGCCGCATACGCCTATCTGCAGCGACATGAGGCGCAGTACCTGGTGGATTCCGATCTGCTGTTCGACAACTGCGTACATCACTTGGCTATGGGGCTGGAGGTGCCGATGTTTATGGCGCAACAATTGACGCACCTGGCCTGGACTGAATTGCAGGCCGCCCACCGTCATGCACAGGCCGCACGCCTTGTGGCTATCGAGACGCGGCGCACACCTGGTGCTCAGGTAGTGCATCTGATCGACACCCGCACCCAGCAGCGCTATTGCGTTTCAGCCCGGCTACTGCCGCAAGGGTTGATTGCGGCAGGCCATTCGACACCGTACCACACCTCTCCGTAACGCCTTTTTATCCCTGACAGCCCTGCCCCATTTGCAATGGGTTTGGGCGAGCTTTGCCTGAAATTTGAGGTGGACCATGAATAACGCAAACGTAACGGTGCAGCAGTGAATCAGATGGAAGAGAAACTGCGCGCAGAGATCCTGCGGCGCCTGGAGGCCGATTATGGCCTGACGCGGCGGCGCTCGGATGCCAGGTTCCTGCGTGGTGGCAAGTGCCCCGAGTGCGGCAAGAAAGAGCTGTATACCCACCCTGACAACCCCTGGGTATTGCGTTGCGGCCGGGAGCGGCGGTGCGGGCAAACCTGGCATATCAAGGAGGTTTACAAAGACCTGTTCGACGACTGGAGCACTCGCGCCCCGTCTTCGGATTCAGCACCGACCGCCACGGCGCGGGCGTATCTGGAATTTGCCCGGGGCTTTCGCCTGGAGCTGATTCAGGGCTGGTTCACCCAGGAGCAATTCTGGTCACCCTCGTTGAATGCCGGCAGTGCCACCGTGCGTTTTGCCCTCGATAAAGGTGGTTTTTGGGAACGCCTGATCGATCGGCCGGAGCGCTTCGGCAAGATGAAAGCGCGCTTTAAAACGGGCGAGTCCTATCGCGGGGTCTGGTGGTGCCCGCCCTGTGTCGATCTGCTGAAGATCGAGGAGCTATGGATAGTCGAGGGCATTTTCGACGCCATCGCTCTGGTGCATCACGGTGTCGCCGCGGTATCGGCGATGTCTTGCAACGCTTTTCCGGACGAATCACTCAAGGAGCTTGCCCGCCAGCGCGGCGGCAAGCTGCCGAAACTGGTTTGGGCCCTGGATAACGACCCCGGCGCCCATCGCTACACACTGCGTTGGGTAAAGATGGCTCGGGAGCTGGGTTATGTCTGCGCGGCCGCTCAGGTGCCGCAACGTGACGCCCGCAAACTGGATTGGAACGACCTGCACCTGCGTTGGCAATTCGTCGACGACGAGAAACAACGGGCGCAGCGCGTTGACAAGGAGCTGGCCCATGCAAGGCATCTGGGCGCACTGCTGATTGCCGAGAGCGCCGAGGAAAAAGGCCTGCTGCTCTACACCTGGGACGAGTGCCGGGCGTTCCATTTCAACTTCGACAATCGCCTGTACTGGTTCAAGCTGGACTTCGACAAGTACAGCAAGAACATGGAGCACCTGAACGAATCCGAACGTCATGAGGATCAATTGCTGACAGACAAGCAGCGCCGGGATAAGGCGTTGCGCCAATGCGGTTCGGTGACGGAGCTGGCCGAATGCTTCCCCCATGCGCTGTATTACCAACGCAATGAGGTGACGGACGAGGCCTGGTATTACTTCCGCGTGGACTTCCCCCATGACGGCGGCAGCGTGAAGAACACCTTCACCGGTGGGCAGATCTCAGCCGCGAGCGAATTCAAGAAGCGCTTGATCCATGTCGCACCTGGTGCGGTTTTCACCGGCAGCGGTCAGCAGCTCGATCAGATCCTGAAAAAGCAGCTGTTCCGTATCAAAACCGTGCAGACCATCGACTTTATCGGCTACAGCCGCGAGTACGGGGCTTATGTGTTCGGTGATGTGGCGGTGCGCAACGGCATCGTCACGCAGATCAATCAGGAGGACTTTTTTGAGTTCGGGACGCTGCGCCTGAAGACGCTGCAAAAGTCGATCAGCCTGCATATTCAGCAGGACGCCAAGGCTTACCGCTCGGACTGGCTGCCTATGTTGTGGACCAGCTTCGGCGCCAAGGGTGTTGTGGCCCTGGCGTTCTGGTTCGGTTCACTGTTCGCCGAGCAAATCCGCCAGCGCTACAAGTCATTTCCGTTTCTGGAAGCCACGGGCGAGGCCGGCGCCGGCAAGACCACTTTGCTGATGTTTCTGTGGAAGCTGCTGGGGCGGGATTACGAAGGATTCGACCCGACAAAATCCACGCGGGCCGGGCGTCAGCGGTCAATGGGCCAAGTCTCTAACATGCCTGTGGTGCTGATCGAGGGCGACCGTAACGAGCCGGACAAGCTGCATACCAAGGGTTTCGAGTGGGACGAGCTCAAGGACTTCTTCGGCGGCGGCACGCTGGGCACCAAGGGCATGAAGACCAGCGGCAATGAGACGTATGAGCCGCCCTTTCGCGCCACCATTGCGATGAGCCAGAACGCCGCTATCAGCGCGTCAGAGGCGATCCTGACCCGTATCGTCAAATTGCACTTTGTCCGCCCGGAGCAGAACGACGACGGCCGGGCAGCGGCGGATAACCTCAATCTGCTGCAGGTCGAGGAGTTGAGTTACTTCCTGCTGCGTTCGGTGCAGCAAGAGGCCCAGGTGCTTGAGCGTTTTGCAGAGCGCGTGCGCTTTCATGAGCAAAACCTGCGCAACCTCAGGGAAATCCGCATTGAGCGGATTATCAAGAACCACAGCCAGATGATGGCGCTGGTGGACTGCCTGGACCTGGTGTGCCCACTCAATGAGCAACAACGGGCTACGACCCAGCAGGCGCTCAGCCGGATGGCGTTGGAGCGGCAAACCGCGATCAGTGCCGATCACGCGCTGGTGGCCGAATTCTGGGAGGTCTTCGACTACCTGGAGACCCTGGGTGAAGGCCCACAGGTCAACCACAGCAAGAAGCCTGATGTCATTGCCATCAACCTCAACGAGTTCGCCGAACGCGCCGCCGAGCATCGCCAGAACCTGGCCGAGGTGAAGCTTTTGCGCACCCTGCTCAAAGAGTCGCGCAGCCATAAATTCATCGAGAGCAACAAGGCCGTGGACAGCGCCGTACGCGCTGCCCAGTTCGCCAAGAATCAGCTGTTTGATCGTTGCATGACGGTCAAGTGCTGGATATTTCAAGCGTGATCATTAAAAGGAGTAACACCATGCAACAAAAACTCAAGGACGCCATCGGCTTTGAGCATTTCTGGACCGCGTACGGGCCAAGAGGTGCTGTGGCCATGGCCTGGTGGTTGGGGGCGCAGCATGCGTCGCGGATTCGTCGGGAACATGGCAGCTTTCCGCTGCTGCATGTGGCGGGCGGCCCAGGCACCGGCAAGACCTTTTTACTGAGGTATTTGCAGAAGCTGCAAGGTCAGGAGACCTATCAAGCCTGTGCGCCGGAATACGCCAGTTGTATCGGTCGCGCCCGACTGCTGGCCCAGCTGGATCGTCAGGTGCTGATCTATGAGGTGTCCGGTGAGCGCAGCGGCACCTTTGACTGGACGGAGTTATTGCAACTTTACAGCGGTGGATCGTTCGCGATCCGCCCTAAAAACGGGTTGCCCTTGCAGGTCCAGTTTCGTGGAGCGTTAGTAGTCTGTGCCAACGCGCCAACCATGAACGGGCTGGAGCAAAGGTTGATTCAGGTCGATCTGCCGGGTTTTCACCATTCCCAACGCGTCAACGACAGCCTTGATGCGCTGGCGCAGATCGAGGCTGACGAAGTAACAGGCTTCACCCGCCTGGCGCGGCAGCACGAATGGGAAATCTTCGACATCTTCACCAGCGGCGCCGCGGCCTACTCCGCAGCCCTATCGAATGACTACGGCGATGAAATCGGCCCCAGGCAGATCCGTAACTACGGCCAGTTGATGGCTTTGGTGGATTGCCTGTGCCTGATGCTGGATCTGCCGAACGAGCGACGGCTGTTCATTCAGCAGGAGGTACAGGACATGGCGCTGTTCGAGACGTTGCCGATTTGAACTGACGCTTCAGGCAAAGCCCCGATGCAGTGGGGATAAAAATTTTTAGAGGTATCGAGGAGTTGCACCTCCCCGATACCGACCACCAAGCTGGATGTTATGTATGAACACAGAACAACAAATTGGCAGCACTGAGAAAGCTAACACACACGCATTCAAAATCGGAGACGCCGTTTTCTTTTTGGCCCGCAAGATGAGCAGCCACAGCATCTATATGGGGATCAAGTGTGGGGTGATTGTCGAATTCAGGCAGGACCGGGCGCGTGTCCGCTATCCGAATGGGCGCAGCACTTGGGTGGGGGTGGAGTTGCTACGGCCAGGTGCTTCGGTTCAGGCGATGCGTGAGATTTTGTTGAGGCCTGAGTTATGAGCGGGACGTTTTTGCAGGGGTGGCAAGCGTGTACCAAGAGGGCCGTTATGAATGATTTACAGATTGTGAGCGAGACCCTGATCGAGCAGGAGGTGGCCGCGTGAACACTGCCTTTATCCTGATGGCCCAATACAACGGCCAGGCCGTCATCCCGCTTGCCAGCGTCTGCAAAGACTACTTTTCACACCTGACGCCGGAGATGTTCCAGCGCAAGGTGCTGGCAGGTCAGATCAAGATCCCGATCACCCGTCTGGAACCAAGCCAGAAGAGCGCTAAAGGGATTCACATAACGGACTTGGCTGCATATCTCGACGCTCGGCGCGAGGATGCAATCAAGGAATGCAACCAGCTCAACGGCCTGCGTCGAACCGGCTGATCACCTCAAGGTGCGGGCGCCCAGTTTAACGGGCGCCTTCACCACTTTATCCAGCCACGGCCAATCCGCGTAGATATCACCATTTCCTCTCAGGTGCGTGTAACGCCTTAGCGAATTCCAGTCTCGGTGGCCGGATACGCTAGCCACCCGAGGGATATCCCAATTCATTTCAAACAATCGACTTACCCCTTCATGACGAAGGTCATGGAAGTGCAAATCTTCAATAGCCAGAAATTGGCAGGCCCGTGTCCAAGAGGTCGACGTTGATTCAGCGCTATAGGGAAAGATCTGCTTGCACTTCTTCGGCATGCTTTTGAGTATCGCCCAAGCTTCCGGCGGCAAATGACACCACACGTCATTGCCGATTTTCTGGCCTGGGTTCTTCATATCCCGCACCAGAACACGGCATCCGACTTCATCCAGGTCCGCCCAGCGGATCCGCGTTATCTCCTCCTGGCGACGGGTAGAGAACAGGGCAAAGGCTGTCATTTTGAGCATATTGATTGAGGTAGGTCGGCGAGACTGGATGCCTTGAAAATGCGTGAGTAGCCTGTCGAGCTCGTCGAGTGTGGGGCGCCGATCACGTTCGCGGCTATGCATGTTGTAGCCCATCTTCTTGAGCACCCGCCGGGCGTCGGGCATGGCGAGGGGATCAATCAGGTATCCCCATGCTGGCCGCGCGATGGCCAACACCGAGCCAAGATGCGCCAGGTCATTTCCCATTGTCTGGGGCTGGACCTTGCCGCCCTCCTCACTCATTCGCCATATCGCGTAATCGACGAGGCGCTGACAGGTAATATCCTGGTCGGCCACGCTCCCCAGCTCGGTGCCCTTGATTGCGGTCAAGGTGGCTCGCTTGGTTCTGCCCAGCGGC